GTGAAGCCCAAGCTGCTTCTTCTGCATACTTATCAACTGAACTTAGCCCACTCTTGGTTCCTATCTCTTCACCCATCTTATCAATAACAGTTTGTCCTGCTTCTGTAACAGCTTCAGTAAGTGTACCGTTTCTCACTTTTTTAGTTATCTCTATTGAAGCTGCTTTTATACCGCCTGCTGCTGTAGTTTTCACAAGATCGTTAAATATTTTACTTGTTGTAGCTTCTAACCCCATTTTATCAAGTAGAGCACTCGTAGTCGCAGTGGGTAAAACTCTTAAAAAGTCCTCATTAGTCGCTTCTTTTCTTCCATCGTTTTTTGCTCTCTCTAAAGCACTGTTTTCAGCCTTTCCGAGAACATAAGCAGGAAACATTGTAGCTATCTCTGCCATATCCGGAACAGATTCTATAGTAGTGTCTAAGCCATAAAGCAGCACTTCTTGAACTGTGTCTATATCAAATATTCCACCAGCCTTAACAGCTTCTTTTATAGAGTTCGGAGTGTGAGTACTTTTTACATCAAACTTGTTATCTTCATATACATACTCAGATATTTTCTTTGCAGAACCCATATACGATTCATATACGTTTGTAGCAGTCTCTTGTGAAAAAGGTCTAATGAGAGTGTATGCAGTAGAACCCAGAACGCGAAAAAGACCCTTAGCCATACCAGAGGTACTTTTGTTTGTAGCATTAACTACTCTTTTACCAAGTTCATAATCCTCTCTGTCAGGATTTTCAAAGTCTTTTCCCTCACCAAGCAGTAGGCTCGTTTCGTTAGCTATAGAGTCTTTCATTTGAGATGATGTCATTGTTGTTGTGAGATCTTCACTCTGAGTAAATGCAGGAGATGAAACGCTAAAAGGCTTCTCTTGTTCTTTTGTAGTAGCTTGCATACTACCATCAACATTTGGAGCTATAGCATCGTGGAGAGATGGTTCAGTTGTATTGTTATCTTGTGTGAATGGTTTTTCAGTAGGAGTTACTAGGTCTATAGCATCATCAAGTAGAGTATTTTGGTGAAGACCTACTTTTTCAAGAAACGCATCTTCTTTTAAGTCAGTATAGTGCTTTTTTCTGTAAGCCTTAGCTAGTGTAGTATCATCAACATCATCATACTCAGGATATTGTTCTCGCATCTGTGTTAAAAACTTGTTTGTTGGAGATGGCATATAAACCCTTTAATATTTTATAAAGAGTTATATTAGCTAATAAAAAAGGCTTAAGTGGTATGTGGATTCATACCTCTTATCTTATCCCTAGAGGGTCCTTGTTCTCTTTCTTTTTTGGACTATTTTTCTGTATCACTTTATTATCTGCTGTAAAGTCATACATATCTGGATTTTGATAAACATGAATAGCTAAAGAGGGTTCAAGATTATACTTTTTAGATATTTTTGCAGAGCCAGCTACAGCATTTTGATAAGCGACTTTTGTGGTGTCATCAAAGTTAAAGTTTGGAGCATCCATACCCATAGCAGTCTTTACCTGTGTTGCTATTTTTGTATCTGTATTCTCATCATATACAAAACCTTTATTTTTCTTAGAACCAGCAAGAGCACTTATTTGCTTGTCTTTAGCAAGAAGTTTTTGTTGAGTTTTTATATCTTTAAGTGTACTGTCTTTATCATTAAAATACTTCTCTATAGACTTCATAGTTGTGCCATCAGTGTTTTTAAAAAGTTGAGAGTCAGCATTTGCAGTTTTAAATGCTGAGAAGTCAGCATACCCGCCATCGACAGAAACTTTGACAGCTTCATCGTTAAAGTTCTTTTGAGCTGAGAGTTCATCACTTGCTATCTTTTTACTTGCATACTCAAATGCACTGCTTGATACAGATGAGTCAAACTCACCATCTGGCTTCTCGAATTCTAAGAGAGATTTTTGGTAGTTGATGTCACTTGTACTTGCAAAGTCTCTCTTAAAAGCATCATCTAGTTTCTTAGTCTCTGCCTGGTCTTTTCTCTTGTTATTGTTAAACTCATTATCTATCGCAGCCTGAGTGTTCTGAGCAGTGTACAGAGCGGTATGAGCTTGAGATGCTTTTATATTTGCATCGGCAACGTCATCTTTTATCTTTTGATTTTCAGAGTCTTGTAAAGATTTACCAAAATCTTTAAAGGCATCTCCAAAGTATTTTCCTGCACTCCCACTATTACTTGTTATCTTGTTTATTGAAGCAGTAGAATCAACATTACTCTTAAAAGCATCATACCATCCCATTATCTCACTCCTTTCATTGCATCTAGTTGATTTTTATTGTGTTTAGCTCTGTTTGCATCTTTAGCTATAAGAGAAGTGCTAAAGGCTTTTTGCAGGTCTATCTTGTTTTTGTCTATCATTGATTTAGCCTTAGCGTCATTGAGATTTACTTGTGAGCCTTTGAGCCTCATCTCTAACTGTTGGTTTGCTTCTTGCAACTTCTGAATAGCCTGTGCTTGTGGCGAGTCCTTAGCACTAGCTTCATTTTGTTCTATGATTTGTCTTATCTTTAAAGCGCTTGGCGAATCACTATCTCTTAATATGTCAGGCACTAAATACTGCACAAGTTCAGGGTTTGTACTTTGAAGCACTTTTAGTAGCTCTACATTTTGCCTAAGTCGCTCAGAACTCATAGACTTGCTCTTAGGTTTTGCAGAGAAGATTAAATCATACTTTCCAACTGCTATTGTATTGTTAGCGATTGGTTTTACTTTTCCATTTGCCAGCACTTCAAAGTCTACACTTCCATAGTCATTCTTCACACTCTCGTTCATAGTGATGTAGGACTGCATATAGTCTTCGTCTATTATGCTCACAACTCTTTGAGAGTCATAGTACTGTTCTATGAACTTTACCATTTTCTTGACGATACACTTTTGAAGTTTGTCACTGCTTCCCATAAAATGAGAGTGACCTACGAGTGCTGTTTGGATTCTCTGCTCTTGTCCTACACCGCTCATTCTATTGTTAGCTACACCTTGCATCTCATCATTTGTGCCTAGTAAGTCTCTTATCTGATTTCTGTTATCGACTATTATGTTTAGTATCTGCTGTATCTGTGCATTTTGTCTTACATCTTTTATTCCATTAAGATTCTCTACCAGTACAATTGCATCATCAGGTGAGAACTCGTCTCTAAAAGCTTCTATGTCATTGTCTATAATTGCATTTTTTTCTACAAGCGTTTTGTTGTTTGCAAGCATATTTTGCATTCTCAACTTCGCATAGTTTATGTGATCCTGTAGAGGGAGTATGTCTTTATAAAGCCCCCAGTACTTTATCTTAGCAGTAAAGTCTCTGTTTAAAAACTCTACTTCATAAGGAAAACCTTTGAAGTTAAAAGGAGACTCACCTTGCATCAAAATAGTTTCTCCGCTCCAAAACACAAAGTAAAACTTCTCTTCTTTTGCAACTTTGTCATACTTTCTATACCAAGTGTAAGAGAGTAAGACTCTTTTTCTTATAGTCTCATCAGCATAGAGGTCATTATCGAGTATGTCAGCTAAGTAGTTTGAGTTACTACACTCTTCTATCTTTTTTTCATCAAAGCCTAGTCCGTAAAGGTCCTCTTTATCTATCCAAAAACATCTGCTAATATAACGAGCGTCTTTATTGTAGTTTTTCCCTCGGGAAAATGGGTCAAGAAACATCTCTTTTTCTGGAACTTGTGTAACTTCCACGTCTTTATGCTCTCTACCAAACTCATCAAACTCTCCACTAGCAGTTATAGTAAGTTCTGCAATGGCTACACCCTCTAGTGATAACTCATCATCAAGGGCTTCAACTTCACTCTCATAGTCGCTCACTTGAGTGATGGCTTTTATGATTGAGTTGAGCATATTTGCTGTGGCTCTATCAGCTTGTTGTCTACCAAAAAGTCTTATGTCTATCTCTCGCTCTTTTTTATATCCGAGTATGGAGTTGTTATGTTTTGCTATCTGGTTCTCATACTGCTCAGGCTGTCCACGATTCGCTAGAACTGTTTTTATGAAGTCATCAAGCTGCTCCCCATTTCTATAGTCTCTTGCCTTTTTACTAAAAGCTTTCGTATCTTTAAAATGTCGAGCAGACTCTCTTAACCATTCTCGGAGGAGTGTAGTAGTTTCAAACATAACTACTCTCTATACCGTTGTTGCTGTATCAACTATCTCTGCACCGCTAGCATCATACTTTTTCTTTTTCTTTTTCGTGTTTAAATCAGAATTTGAAAAAGCATCATCAAGATTTATCTGTGCATTATCTGCCTTTGCAAATGCCCTTGCATCAAGAGACTTCTTGTAGTCCATCTCTTCTTTAATAAGCTTGTTTCTCTTTGTGTCTGTTTCGTATTGACCCCATGCAGATGCTAATGAACCTAATCCTTGAATTGCTAGTGCTGTATCTTTGCTATTCCATGCCATAACTTAAACCTTTTGATATTTTGATGTAGTGCTTGTAACTCTGAGTGAGTTTTTAGACTTTATTTTAAAAAGTTCTTTGTCATAGAGTTTCAAGTAGTGCGTATTTAGATTTCTATCTTTTGTGTTTCGTGTTGGCTTCTCATGCACTTCGCTCATAAGTAAGTATCTCAAAGCCTTGTGGTACTCTACAGGAAGTTCTATCTCGCAGTTGAGAGTATGAAGCTCCTTTTGGTACTTGTAAACTATCTCTGCACTAGCACTCTTTTTAGGCATGGAGAGTTTGACTATGTCTTGAGTAAACATATAACTATTTGTGAGTCTGTTTGAGTAAAAGTACTCTTCACCCACATACTTAAACTTCGCATTCTCTACAAATAGTGAGACATTTTTAACAGCAATAAAGTCAAGATAATATTCATCTTTACCCTCTGTTATCTCTAATGTTTGCTTAGTGATAAAACAGGGTAAATCAACTTGCAAAGAAACATAGCTTCTTTGCAATTTTACCAACATCTCTAAATCGTTCCACTGCTCAGACTTCTCTTGTAAGTCTGCACGAGCTTGATTTATAAAGTCGATTGCTTTCATGTTTACTGCTCTTCTACAAGTTTTGGAAGTGCAGAGATATATTTAGTGAGTTCTACATTTTTAGAAAATAGATTATTATTTTCATTTTTAAACGCAGCAAGTTGTTCTTTAAGATCTTCCAACTCTTTAACAGCCTTAGTGTCAGCCTTAACAAACTCAATATCTTCAACAACAATAAACTCTCCAAAACCTTTCGTTACAAGATTAAAAGAAGTTCTCTTATCAACTATGACAATGTCACCTTTTTTAAGCATAGGCTTCGGTCTATCTAAGGAGGAAGTGAACTCCTTATGTTTAGAACCGATATACTTGATTGCGCTGTTTGGTGCAAAATGTACTTTAGCCATGATATAGACCTAGTACTCTTGCTTAGATGCAGGTAACTTCGCATAGCTTACAGTAACGGTAGCACTACCTGTAGTAGCAGCAACACTACCACTACCAGTAATATCAATGACAATAGCCATAGAATTTACAGCAGTAAGTTGTCTGTTGTTAAAAGTAATACCTTTAACAGCATCTACCGATGTTGCAGGGATAAAGCGGACTAAATCGCCCTCAATTCCAACACTGATCTTGTTATCATTAGTAGTGCCATCTGTTCCATTAAACAGAGTATCAACTGTAACATTTACATCTACTATACGAAAACCCTCAGGGATACCCATAAAGTCTACTGTTGTGCCAACATCTGCACTTGTAAAGATAGCGGTAACAGTACCACCATCTCTAATTTCACGATTTTTTCTTTTTACTTTAATAGCCATCTATTACTCCTTATTTTCCAGTTGATGCTACAACTGCGATAACACCATAGTCTTTACCATCAAAGATACTATCTTGAAGGATTCCATCATTTGCACTTGCACTAAACTTAGTCTTTGCCATGCCAAACACTCTATCAACTGCCGCAACCATTCTACGAACATCATCTTTAGCTGCATAGTCATAGTAGCTAATACCCATATCTACAACGATTTGAGCTGCACCAGCACCTAAGAAAAGGTTGATTTCTGTCTCTTGTCCAGAAATACCAGCATAGATAGAAAGATCAGACTTCTTAACACTACCAAAACCTTTGAAGTTCGACTTAGAAGTTAAAATACCAGAGTTTCGCTCTGTGTCTGTTTTAGCTGGAAGTAGAAGTACACCATCCCAGAACCCGAGTGCACCAGTAAAGATAGGATTTGTTTTTCCTCTCTCGGTAGCATCTTTACGAGCGGCTGCCCAGTTAGGGTCTGTTTTGATGTTACGAGCAGAGTTTGTCCCAACAAGCATCACAAAATACTCAACATCTTCATAGTAACCAAGGTTCTCATTTGTAGATGTATGAATAGGAATGAGAGGTGGAACACCATTACCTTTAGCATCAATACCTAATTCAGCTCTTCTTTTTGCTTCTTCAACATCCGAAGTTGTTAAAACATCTGCTGTCGCTATCTTTGCAGTAGTAGCATCTAAGTGATGTCCACAAGCAACAATGTTCGTACAATCAGCACTCATTAAATGGAAGAAAGTTCTATCGAATTTTCTAGTTTCCCAGTTTGTCAGTGCAGATTTCGCCTTAGATTTAAAATCATTAGCACTTCTTTGTGTAACCACATTTCCAGTAGAGGGAACAGTATGCTGATAAGAATCAACTTTGATAAATTGCTTAATCTCTTTAAGCTCTTCACTACTCGCGTCAAGAGTTACATTACCAGTAGCACCAGACTCTACAAGTTCATCTGCAAGAGCAATAGAAACTATGTTGCCTTGTTCACAAGTCTTTGTATGTGACTTAATGATAGAAGTCATATCGTTAGTACTTCTTGCTATAAATGGCTTGATTTTACTCTTTGCCATTGCCTGTTTTGTTATCTCTTTTGAATAACCTACTTTTGTAGCAGCATCAGATAAAAAATCCGTTGCAGACATTCCATTAAATACACTCATTCGTATTCCTTTGTTTTTAGTTTATATGTCGTGAAACATTTTTTTTCTTTTGCCTATACCCTAAGGTAGATAGCACATCTTAAAGAGCGACACAAATAGGGGTAAGGCTCTCTTTAAAATTGCTACCTAACTCAAAGTAGGGGCTAACCTACTTTTTAAAGCTACATAAAACCGAGTGCTTTTTGCATATCACCATCAGCTACAGCATCTAGTGAATCACCCACTTTCTTGTTTGCTCTGATTAAGTCTTGAACATCTTCGAGTCTCTCTTTATCTGAAAATATTTTTAAAGCTCTCTTAACAGCTCTTAAATCTTCTTTTATTTCCCACTCATCTCTCTTCTTTGGTACTTCATTTTCTTCATTTGGTTCATTTTCTTCATTTTCTTCATTTTCTTCATTTTCACTCATTTATTTTCCTTGGTTTTATTTAAAGCCCTAAAGCTTCTCGAATTTTATCATCATCACCTTGAAGTGAGTCCTCAACATCAGAAGTTTCTAACGGTTGTTTTCTGATATTATTCATATTTGGTAAATGTGTAACAGCTTGTGTTTCAATGTTTGATGGGTTTAATTCTAAAAACTTCTTGTATGCACCCTCGTAAACATCAGAATAAGAGGAAGAAGAGTCAATTATCTTTTGTTGTTGTGTTTCAGATAGCTCTTTTTGAAAGAACTCTAAAACATCTTCATGTTTATAAGATGGGTACTTTGCTATAACTTCCGTGATAGCACTCTGTCTCTCATAAACAGACTCTTTCTCCTGCTTCTCATTTTTAAGTGTTTGAATTGCTTGAGCATTTGAGTTGCTCTCTTCGTACTCTTTTGCCTTAGTGTTGATGAGTTTCATATATGCAGGTCTATCACTATGTTCTAGTGTCTGCTCCTCTTCACTTAAGTTCTCTTCGATGTTTTCAAAGAATTTATCAGTATCTACAGTTTCAGATTCTAGTGCTTCTATCTGCAAGTCTATCTTTGCTATATCTTTTGTGATGAGCACTTGTTCATCTGTCACAACTGTAGTGTTTGGAGTTTGTGCTAGAGTATCTTTAGAAGTATCTTCTTTAGATGCTTCGCCATCTTTAGGAGTCGCTTCTTTAGTTTGTACATTATCTACAGTAGATGTATCTTCACCAAGACCTAACATATCTTCAAGCTGTTTCACTACACCCTCTTTTTTTTCATTTCCCATTTGTGTCCTTTAATCTTAAATTATTATAAGTATTCTAGTCCTAAAAAAGTATGTAAGTGGTATGTGGATTTATAATGTTTATGATTTCTAGTTAAATTACTGAGAAGTTTTTGGCTCTTTGCATAGTAGAAAAGGTATGAGAGATTTCTGGATTACTAAAAGCCAATGAAGTCTCCTACACCTTTCCACCCATCTGAAATAGAGCTTCCTGAATTGTCAGCAACATCTTTTACAGATGTTGTAAATTGGTCATCTCCAACAATATCTACAACATCTAAGAAGAAGTCTCCAAAATTATTATTTTCTCCTTCTCTTATCTTAGCTAGTGTCAGAGCATCTGTATCAACGGACTTTGTATAGTTAGGAGTTGCAAAAAGACCTCCTTTACCTCTCTCATATTCTGATATTGTTATAGCACCGCTTGGAGCAGTTGCCCTTTGCACTTGAGCTAGTCTTGTGAAGATGCTATCATTATTTACAGAAGCACCAGCCGTTACTTCTAACATCCTATAAACTTCTGCTTGATTTATTAATCTGTTTTTTAGTTGTTTATTGTAATTTTTGTCTTGTAATCCAAGGAACACAACAGTATTTAAGTCGCCTGTTTCATTAAATAGAGCATTACCGGCACGAGGTGCATCGTACTTAGTGCCCCCAGCAAACCAGTCATATATACTTCCATCTATACTACTCTGAACTAATTGAGCACTTGGGATAAGGTTGTAGTTGTTTTGTAATCTAATATATGGATCAGAGGAAATGTAAATGAAATTAAATTCTATATCCCAGTTGTCATTATCTCTTTTCTCTTTTTCCCCTTTAGATTTATTATCATTCTTTCGTATCTCATCTTTCGCATCTTGAAGTGCTGTGTTAAATTCATTGTAAGCATCTGAGTATTCATACGTTGGGGTATATAAAGTGTATGTAAAGCTTATCCCATCAGCAGTGATTCCAGTTTTTGTGCTTTCTGTATATCCTGTTAGATATGCAGGAAAAGGATTCTCAATATTTGATAAATCGGTTCCATAAATATTTATAATGTCGCTTGCATTACCTATATATATCTCGTTTGGGAGAGAAACAGTTGTTGGTTTTGCTGTGTTTGGTATATTTGAAATACGGTCCTGTATACTATTGTTTGTTATATCTGAAGGAGATAGATACTCAAACTTATCCGAATCGACTGTTCCACCTCTTCCTGCATCTCCATACGAACCACCTGAACCTCCTGCTATATTGCCTCCACCTCCACCATCATAAACAACATTACCAGACATAATCTCTATGCCTTATCTAATATTGTAGCTGAAACAGCAAAAGTTGCATCATCACTAGGGCTATATGTACCGACTATAGAAGAGTAGTTTCTATTAATCATATCAAAGTATGTTGTCCACATGCTTGCACTCACAACAAAACCACCAATACCTAAATTTCCTATAGTATCACTATAATTTTCAAGAGTTTTTAGTCTGTTGTTATATATTACAGAGTAGCCTAACTGCTTCGTTTGCTCTTCAACAAAAAGAGTATCTTTAGCTATTTTTTCAGCCTGTTGTTGATAAATTGATGGGGCAGTATTGCTTGTTGTAATAGCACTTGTTATAGTACCTATAGCGTTTACTACTGCTATAGTATAATCGTTTGTTTTATTTACAACACCAAGAGAGTCTGTGTAAGTGTATTCTATAGAAACTATACCATTTTTTATTTTTTCTGATAGCTCTTTTTGATTTAAAACACTTCGCTCAACTATCTTATTTAAAGCAGCTTCTTTTGACTGAGCATCACGAACCGCTGTTGAGCTTGCTATGTCTAAAGCTTTTTTAACTTCTGTGTCTTGTTGTAAAACGCTCATATCTATCTGCTCTTGTTTTACAAGTAAGTCTTTATCTGACTGAGCATCACGAACTGCTGTTAAGCTTACTATGTCGAGAGTCTTTTTAGCTTCTGTAGCAATCTGTTTATCTATGAGCTGACCTCTCTTCAGTGAGTCGTGAGCATTGACACTTGAGTTCATTGCTGATGTAATAGCAGCACCGGATATAGTTGCAAAAGCCTCATCTTCCATGTTTGTATCTTTATAAAGCGTTGTAAGTTTTGCTATTGTCTTTTCTAAGAATGTATCAAATATATTCTCTATCTCTTTCGTGATAATTGTTGCCATTATGCAACTCCTTGTGTTATTTTAGTATCAGTGTTTGTCAAGCCTGTTGCATCTGCTGTATCTTCTATGCTTACATCAGAGTAAGAGTGTGTGTGTGCTGTATAGTTTTGAGTACTTATAGTTCCATCTGTGTTAAATACTATACCAAATAGCAGTGCTATTGAGTCTATCTTACTGTTGATAAGTGTGTCTATATCTGTAAGGGTCTGTATGGAAGCATTAATAGCTGCTATGTCATTTGCATTAGTAGTAGCTTGAGTATTTATATCTGTAATAGATGTATTTATAGCTGCTATGTCATTTGCATTAGTAGTAGCTTGAGTATTTATATCTGTAATAGATGTATTTATAGCTGCTATGTCATTTGCATTAGTAGCAG